CGAGATCATTCTCGATCACTGGAACAGCAAAGATATCATTCAACACCGGAAGCTGACGGATAAAATAAAACGCGCAATTAATGGCGCCCTTAGAAACTATTCAGCAGATGAAATATGTGCCGCGATTGACAATTACGTTGCAATCCTCACTGATGACAAATACTATTGGTCCTACAAATGGACGCTCCAAGACTTTCTTCAGCGCGGTATTGAAAAATTCCTCGATTTCGAGACTGCTGCCCAAAACTACTTGAAGGATAAACCGAAATCAAGGGATGCACCCACCATGTCCCGCAACGTTGAGAATGCGCTCAGACTGGTTGAAAAATATACGCTAGAAGAGGGTGGATATCCATGACTAAAGCCGAAGTTGCAAAGATCCTGACCGTACTCGCTGCAGTATACCCGAAATTCGAGGTTGATGATCTGAAAGTCCAGGTATGGCACGAGATGCTGGGCGACCTGGACTACGCCACTGCAAATATGGCGGTCAAAAAGCTCATTTTGGAGAACACGTTCCCGCCGTCCATAGCCGAGGTCCGCAAAGCGGCCAAGGAGATCTTGCATCCCGATGGGATGACAGCGGCGGAAGCCTGGGGTGAGGTTGAGCGGGCTATTCGCTTGTATGGCTACTATCGAGAGACTGAAGCCTTAGAGAGTATGTCACCCAGCGTCGCAAAGGTTGTGAAATACATAGGCTGGCAGAATATTTGCCTAAATGAAGAACCAGGCGTAGTACGTGGGCAATTTTTCAAAATGTATGCTCAGGTGGCTGAGCGTGAGCAGAAGGAATTGTTGCTGCCGGCAGGACTACGGAATGAGATCCAGAGACTTGCCAGCAGGATGGAACTGAAGGTTATAGCGGGGGGTGGAGGATCGTGACACTCACAATCCCTGGCCGCCTGCCTGGCATGAATGAGATCATAGCAGCAGCCAAGCTCCGCAAGCGTAACTACAAGGAATATGCCGTTATGAAAGATAAAAACACCGAGCAGGTAGCCTGGCTGGCTATACAGTCCCATATACCACGATTTGAAAAAGCATACTTTATCATCACCTGGTACGAGCCAGATCTGCGCCGGGACCCGGACAACATTATGGCCGGGCAGAAGTTTATACTGGACGGCCTTGTGGCGGCTGGAGTGCTCCCGGGAGACAGCCAGAAATACATCCTGGGGATATACCACAGGTTCAAGGTCGACAGGAAGAACCCGCGGGTGGAAGTTGAGATCGTGGATGTGGAGAAGAATGAGAAGGCATTGGAGGGACAGGAGTGGGATTGAGCATGATAACTGCGAAAAGCTACTTCTCTGGTGCTGGTGGTATGGACTACGGTATATGCGACGCTGGGATAAAAATAATTCAGTCATATGAAATAGATCCTATCTGCTGTAAAACTCTGCGGAAAAACTTTGACCATGAGATATGCCAGAAAGATATAACCCAGATAACTGTACTTGACCAACCCGAGGCTGACGTTTACATCGGTACATTCCCATGCCAAAAGTATTCAACAGCTGCAGATTTACACGGTACCAGAACGGGCGATGATTTGTTCCTGCATTTTTTCAGGCATGTGGCACTTGCACGACCGGAAATGTATGTAGTTGAAAATGTACCAGGAATGAGAAAATTCCGTGTTGTTATGGAGGCTCTGACAAAACTGCCGGACTATTACGTGCGCATTGAATGTCCTGTAAACGCCAACATGTGGCTACCACAGGAGCGTAAGAGACTAATACTCATTGGGAGCAAAAGGCCGATGCCGAGCCTTGAATATCCGGACGAAAAGCCGCTGCGGCTTAAGGACATAATTGAGCGCGACCCAGACATAGACGTCCCGGCATATGTATACCGGCGGCTCAACGGCGCATATAGGGACCGGCCAATCATATCTGACCCCGACCTTGACGACAGGGCACCGTGTTGCGTAGCACACTATGCAAAGGATGTTAGTACACGTCTCGTGAAAGACGGTCACAGGATAAGGCCATATACTCCGCGGGAATATGCGCGGCTGCAAGGCTTCCCGGACAGTTTCAAATTCGCCGGCACAGCTAGGGATATATACCGGCAGGTTGGGAATGCGGTGCCGGTACCTATGGCCCGGTGGATAGGGGAGCAGATTATGAGATACTTTGAAGGCACGAAGCGGATTGCTTGAGGAGGGATATCATGAACAATCAATTCTTGAGAATCGAGATCGGCCTTACAGTCAGTGGCTTCATCGTATTCGCAATAATAGCAGTAATCTGGATAGTTGGCCTGATAACAATAGGTATGGCGATCCAGAGAAGATGGGGAAGGTGAGGTGGAGAGTGATGTTCCTATTGGACAAGTATCGGAGGACGATTTTGAGAATCTGACGGATAAAGAAGCAAGCGAAGCTATTACGGAACTGATTGAGATATTGGACGAGAGGGAGTGAGGATATGTCCACAGGGAGTATAAGGCACAACATTGAAATAACAGATTCTACTGATGCTGAAAGGTTTGTAGAAGCCTTAGAAAAAGCTAAAGCGGAAAGTGAGGAAGGTATGGAAAGTTTGAAAACCGACACGGATAAAATATTTGAGCATGACAAGCAGGTGCTGGAGGAAGCTATTAATACCATCGAAGCCCAACAGCAGGAGATAGAGCAACTACAGGCACAGCTTGATGAGTGGAAATATGAGGCTAAATGCCATATGGATGAGGTTGCAGCAAGAGATAAAGAAATTGAGCGGCTTAAAGCACAGGTTGACACATTGTCAGCTACGGTCAATATGCTTGCGCCTGATGAAATAGGCAAGGAATGTAGACATATAGAGGCATTGCGGAAGGCGAGGGAGGCACTTGACTATTGGAGGGAGCTATATGGAATAGGACTTGAAGTACTGAATTGGCATATGAATGGAGACATTGAGACATTTGATAGTTTTTATGACAGCTCAGGAACATATGAAGCCCTTGCTGAAATAGACAAGGCTATAGGAGGGAATGAAGATGTTTGAGAGGTTGACATTTCGTGATAGTTTAGGAGTTGCTTGCTATAGATGGGAATTACCAAGAAAGATAGAAGTTATCGCAAATGAAGCGATATCACGTCTTGCCGCATACGAGGACAGCGAGCTATCGCCGAGAGAAGTACAGGAACTTGCCAAGGCAAAGCAAGAAGGGCGGCTGGTGGTGTTGCCGTGCAAGGGGATTAGCTTACGTGAAGCATTTAAAACAATGCAGAGCGAATGCGGATGTCCTCTATCGGATATGGGCATCGATGAAAGATTGGGTGATTGCAGAAAAGATTGTTTTGACTGTGTTTGTGGTTGTTTAGCTGCCAAAGAAGCTGCAGAAAAGGCACTGGGAGGTGGGGAAGAATGACAAAGGCTGAACGTTTCCAAGTCTACAACAAATACGGCGGCCATTGCGCCTACTGTGGCAAGGTTATAGCTTACAAGGATATGCAGGTAGACCATATCATTCCACAAAAAATGCTGTACGGCATTGACAGACAACATGTAGACCACATTGAGAATCTTAACCCGTCTTGCCGCAGGTGCAATCATTATAAGAGAGCAAGCAAGCTCGAAACCTTTAGGCGTTTGATAAAAACTCTGCATGAGAGAGTACAAAGTAACTACATATGCAAGGTTGCAGAGGATTACGGGATTATTGAAGTCAAGCCATGGGATGGGAAATTTTATTTTGAAAGGGTGAGTGACGATGGCAACTGAAAAACAGGTCAAATACTACAAGTACCTTTGCCGGCAGCTCGGCCAGGAACCGGAGGACGACTTTGAGCAGCTATCGACTGTGGAGGCCAGTGCTGAGATTGAGGAACTGAAATATATGCTGGAAGAAAGGGGCGGGTGAGATGTGAACAAGCTCATAAAGAAGATCAGATTCTATTTCAGGTGCGCCAAGATCTTTCTCGAAGATAGCGGAGTGCCATGCCGGCAAAAGTGGCGCAGGCTCACGAAGGCATTTGAAAAAGAAAGGAAGGCGCTTGGACTATGACAAAGTATCAGGAAATGAAGGATTTCATACATATTCTCTGCCCGCTTCCAAATCACTGGTGCAATGGGCAGCCTATAAAGAATTATGCGACAATCAAACTTCCACCGTGCCAGTATTACATACCTGGGAAGGGCTGTATGCACCCGGAGAATCCGAAAAACAGAGGCAATTAAAGAAGTTAGGAGCGCAATCCGGAATTAATGCGAAAGGAGGAGAATTTATGGCACTAAGAAAAGATGACCCTATTTATTATAAAGTAACTATTGAAAAATTAATCAAACAGGCAAAAGAAAACGGCTTGGAAGTAATCATAAATCAATGCGGAATAGAATTTCAAGACAAACAAACAGGAGAAATGGCATTGGCAAAAGTTGATAAATTCACATTATAAAAATTACACGAACAAAAGAGCAAGAAAAAAAGGGCTCTCGCCCAAGTAATTCAACCAAAACCATTATATCACAAAAGAAAGGGCGAGGAAATATGGGTGTGAAATCGACTATATCACCTGATATATTAAAGATAATCAGAAAAACCGTTGACGAATCAGTTAAAAAAGCTGCTGAGGCTATTATTCGGGCGAACAAAGAGCTTGATGCCAGCAATAGAGACTATTTCAAGGAGACTGAGCGACTTCTCTATTCGCTACCAGCACTCCGGCTCAAGGTTGCCCAGGATGAGGAGGACCTGCGGAACGGTCTTGTCTCTCTGCCGGAGAAATCCCGGGATATAGTCAAGCCATCTCAGGGGGGATATAGGATGCATGACCCAGATGCAAGGGAAGAAAGATATATAGCAGATCGGATTGAGAGCATGGAACGCACAAAGAAGGAGATTGCGAGGATAGAGCGGGCGATTGAAACCATCCAGGACGATGAATACTATGACATAGTCCCGCTCAAATACTGGGATTTGATGCAACCAGCGCAGATTGCGGAGGCGTTGCATTGTGATGAGAGGACGTACCGGCGGCACAAAAACAGGCTGGTAAACAAGTTGAAGGTAGTGTTGTTTGGGGCTGATGCGCTGTAGGGAAAGATTGCGACGAAAGGGGGTGCAACAAATGTATGTATATCAAAGGAGTGAACCGCAATTATGGACAGTTGGTTTTTATACTCCAGATGGAGAATGGGTAGCTGAAAGCGACTATGAGTGCAGAGATGATGCAGCAGAAAGAGTGCATTGGCTGAATGGCGGCGGGAAACCCAGTGACATTATCAAAGATTTCTTTTTGGATTTAAGCAGAATGAGCGGTACAGGTAATGGGATAGGAGCATCCACTATTGCAAAGTTAAAAGCATTTGCCAAGGAATATGGATACTACTGAGAAGGGAGTGAAGGTGAATGAGCAAGTTCGAATATTTGTCCTTTTACGGCGGCTATGATGATTTTGCTGTCAATAAAGAAAAATACACCAAGGAACAAGCAATCGAATTTTATAAACTCGAAAAATCTTACCTTAAAGGGAAAGGATGTTTAATTGCGGTCTGTGATGCTTTTGTAAGACATAGAGCAGGAATAAATGAAGATGGTGAACCTTGTGTTGGATGGTGGCTTGAGTATAAAGAACATAAGAGAAGTTGTCCTGTTTGGGCGTTTCATATCGAGAAACCAAACACAGGGCTATTTAAAGGATATGAGTACATTGAGTTCGCATAAACAGGATAATGCGGCTGTCACTTTCGTGTCCGTTTTTTGTCCGTTTTGTGTCCGTGACGTGTCCGTTTAGCATGTGATATAAATTATAATAGAGTTATTGTCTTTATAAGAGCCCGTCAAAAAGCAGGGCTCTTTTTGATTACTAATGAAGCCGGGCGCTGCCGGAAGGCTGCTCAGATCCTCCTCGGTGCTGCCCGGCATAGTTGTTTGGGATTCTGTGTGGGGTTTACGAACGCTTCATTGTTGCCCAGGGGTGGGAGGGCTGAAGCGAAAAGAAGGATTTTCCCCTTTTGTGGCGAATTATGGTAGTAGAAAGGGGATGATTCTATGGAATATAAAAGGGGAATGAAGGTAATTTATCTTGAAGACGGGAAAGTATACACCATAGGGAATGTCGAGAAAAAGAATGACATTATAGTCTTAGAACTATATAATACAGGCAAAAACTATGACACAGTAGGAACGCCACAACAAGTTAAGGAAGCTTTAATGGGAAACAGTATTTTAGTCGAAATAACAAAATCTAACAAAGATATAATAAAACCAATATAAATGACAAGAGAGAACTTAGAGCCTTCGGGCTCTTTTTTAATACCCGAAAAGGGAGGGAGGGTGATGCCGAGAAAAGCAGATCCAGAAAGAATAAGAGCTTTTGAAATCTACAGGGAACACCAAGGGAATATCGACCTTGTTGAAATAGCTAAGAAGCTCGGCCGACCTTCGGGAACGATCCGCGGATGGAAGAATAAAGACCAATGGGATGAAAAATTATTTGGAACGCTCCAAAAAAATACGGAACGTTCCGATAAAAATAAAGTTCCCACAAAAAAGGAGAAAAGAGAACTAAAAAAGCTTAACCTGGATGACGCTGACCTTACAGAAAAACAGCGTCTTTTTTGTTTGTATTATATCAAGAGCTTTAATGCGACAATGGCGGCAATCAAGGCGGGATATTCTCCCGAAAGCGCACATCAAATAGGTCATGAGAACTTGAGAAAACCTGAGATTGCTAAGGAAATCCGCCGCCTAAAGGGAGCAATGCAAAGCGAGTTATTCATTGACGCTATGGACATCCTTGAACGCTATATAAAAATAGCATTTGCCGATATCACCGATTATGTTAAGTTCGGCCAGAGACAACAGCAGGCTATGGGCATGTTCGGCCCGCTTTTTGTTGGCAAGGGTAAGGACAAAAAACCACTTATGGAAACAGTTAATTATATTGACCTGGTAGACAGCGACAAAATTGACGGAACCATAATTACAGAGGTTTCCCAGAGCAAGGACGGGATTAAGATCAAACTTGCTGATAAAATGAAGGCTCTCGATAAACTGTCAGAATATTTCGACCTGTTCCCGGATAACTTCAAGCGCCAGATCGAGGAAGAAAAACTCAAGATCGCACAGCAGAAGATCGAGATAGAAAAGCTGAAAGCAGATGCAGGAGATGACGGCAAGGGAACGGACGATGGCTTCATGGATGCATTGCGCGGGACTGTAAAAGAGGTGTGGGCAGATGAAGGAGAATAAGCACGCACCTTTCAAATGGGTTCCGTTCAGCAAGAAGCAACTCAAAGTCCTTACCTGGTGGATGTCGGAGTCACCGGTACATGATAAAGACGGCATTATATGCGATGGTTCGGTTAGAGCAGGCAAAACGATCGTTATGTCATTCTCCTATGTCCTTTGGGCAATGGAGAACTTCAACTTCCAGAACTTCATCATGGCCGGGAAAACCATTGGAGCGTTCCGTAGGAACGTTCTTTTTCTCTTGAAAATAATTCTCCGGCTTCGGGGTTTCAAGGTGAAGGACAAGCGAGCAGACAACCTGCTCATGGTCCGTAACAGAGTTACTGGAACA